GCAACCTCTTGTTTTGGATCACAAGAAAGTTTATACGCAGTGTCGCGACCGACAATTGTCGCGCCATTTGAGAATAAAACTTGTTTTGCAAAACTAGGAGGTTCTACATTTAAAGGTTTAGAAAATCCAAACATAAGAGCAATTTTAGATATAGCAGTCGCAGCAATAGTAGTGGCTTTGGCAAAAGTAGATATTACAGGAATATCTTCTAATTTTTCAGCCACATTAGAAATTGAAGTAGCAACGGTACTAATGGGATTAGTCATAAATTCAGATTCAGCATCAACATCGATACGTGTGTTGGTAGGACCAGAAATATCGACATTTTCCATCCATGCATAAATTGTTAATATAGGATCTTCTTCAACTACAGTTGATTGAGAATGAAATTGAGCTAGTGTAGATATACAAATTCGCCCCATGGAAATAAAATCATTATATGGAGTTGCATTGTTAATTATATTAGGACTACTAGTATTAAACAATTTAAGAGATTGCATGGGATGTATAAAAGGTAAATTAAGTTGTACATCATCATCTTGACCAGCATTAACATAACATATTTGAGGACTTTGAGATAAATAACAATTTCTTGAAACAATACCTGGAGCATTGGTAGGAAATAGTGAAACAGCTTGAAATATACGATTTGTAGTATGTAGAGGTTGATATGAAATAAGTAAAGATCCATAATGGAATTTAGTTGTTGAAAGAGAAAATCGTAATTTCATATTACCTCTAAAAAAAGAATAATGTGCTAGTTTATTCCTAATAGCTGGTTTCATAGACCACTCATTCCAAACATCACTGATAGTAAACACTTCAGTTTTCAATGGAATAGGGATAGAAAATAATCGTACTGGTCTTTCAAAAAAATTATCTAAATATAATTTATCTTCAAGAACAGATGAAATAGGTGATTGAGTAGTAGTTCCTAAAACTTCAGCACTATTAGTGTCTTCATGATTCTCAAGATTTAGAGATTCAAAATTGACTCTAGTAATTTTGTTTTGTTTTAGTGATTCCTTAGTTCTTAAATTAACTGGAGAAGTTAAAAAACGCCAATCTTCATAGTATTTATCCACAGTTAAAGGATTACGAAGAAGATCAGTTCTTTTAAGAAGTTCAATAAGAGTTAATTTAAAATTTGGTCCAATATTAGGGTCAACAGGATCAGGGGGATCAATGGGATCATTAATTTCCTCTGATTCTGGTTGCACATATGTTACGTCTTGGAGAAGTGTAACTATTTTACTTAGATTATCCGTTGTACGGGATAATTTATCTACAATAGCTTCAAAATCTCCAGTAATAGCAACATGAAGTGCTTGTTGTTTGGGTAGTGCTGGATGTTTACAGCAGTATGATGCCTGATGGTTATCATACTTCTTATTATTATTAAATGTTTTTGCAATTCATACTACATTCTTGTAATCACTGAATTAGGTGATTACGAACGCAAACCAATACATTTATCTATTGAAGCAGGTTCGCTGCGACAAGGCGTTAATAGTATCATAATAAGCTTAAATAAGCCTCCTTTTATAACAGTCTTTCCTGTAAACATTCATCTTACGGTTTGATAAAGTGATTAAATGTCCAGTAAATTACGACTGAGTTGTATTTTTATATGTAAAAAATACTAAAAAACTAATTACCATATTTTTCTAAATATGAATCCCATTCTTTAAAGAATGGTTCCAATTCAGAAATGCTGAACCTGGTATAGTCAGCAAGTTTTTCTAAAAATTTATTTCGATATTCATCAAATTCATCCTTAGAATTGCAGTGGAAAAATAACTCAGTTAAATTAGACATACATGTTTGTATTAACTGATCTTCAGGAGTTATTTCTTTTGAAGGTAAATAGTAACAAAGACTCTTCATTATGGAATCTTTATCAAGAGCTGCAACAATTCTTTGGAGTGGTTCATGAAAATTAAAAGTTCTTTTGAGAAATGAAATTCTAGTAATATCAATAAATTTAGAAGTTTGTTTTTTCTTATCAGACGTCGTAAATGTCATATAATAAATCTCTTTAACAAATTCCTCATAAGTAATATTATTAAAATAGGGTGCCAATTCATCTTTAACACCACATAACATATCATCACCATATGTTATTGGCATCAATAATTTATTAAAATCAGACATTTTAAAAATAGTAGTTCTATTCTGAGAATTATCATATCCTAAAGGTGTACACATTATGGCAAATGCATATTGTAATAAAATTACACCACGTAAAGAATTATCTTCAGCAGTAGCATATTTACCAGATGGTTGAAATCCTGGTGGAGTAAATAAAGCACCATCAAGGACCACGGTTGGGAAAAGATTGTCTGTCAATATACCTTTAACTATTTTCAGTGAGTGATCATTATATCCTAATTTCTTGAGAGTAGTATAAACAACAGAATTAGCCATAACACCAATACCTACTGGCATACTAGTGTCATAACCACCATAATCTCCTTCCATAATGTTTGACGAAAAGTTTTTAAGATTATTATACATTTGATCAGCTTCACTCGACTGCATATTTATACCAATCTTAGTATGAAACAAATCCCTATGCTCACACATAAGACTATAAAAAGGCATAAGATACATTCTATTAACAAGAGTCATATCATATGAAGACATAGCAAACACTCTGGTATTGGCTGATAAAACTTTTTCTCTACTACGAGGTTCATCTTTAAGTTGAGCCCCAACGATAGAATGAGAAGTTTTATCATCTAAATAAGAGTCTATGATCTCTTGAACTTGAATTAATACTTCAGGTTTAGGTGTCACAGCATCTTTTTTAAAATCCAAAGGAGTATA